ATAAAATGGCAATAACAACAAACGCAATCTGCAATTCTTTCAAGAAAGAACTTCTTGAAGCAACGCATAACTTTAGTAACCCTGGTGGTAATTCATTTAAATTAGCAATGTACACTAACTCGGCTGCTTTAGGAAAATCAACTACATCTTTTACAACTGGAGGACAAGTATCCTCACCATCAGGCTACACATCTGGCGGTAAAGCACTTGTAAACGTAGGAACATCCATAGCAACAAACACAGCAATTACAGACTTTGCTGATTTGTCGTTTGTGGGCGTTACGCTTACAGCTAGAGGTGCTTTAATTTACAATGACACTAACGGTGACAAAGCTGTGGCTGTTTTAGATTTTGGCGGAGATAAAACTGCAACTTCTGGAACTTTTACTATTCAGTTTCCAGCATTTACAACGAGTGCAGCAATATTAAGAATCGCATAATTTAAAAGGAGGGCCAGGTGGCAGACATTACTGTAATTGTTAATGCTCCTGGCATTCCAACCACTTGGGGTGAAAGAGCTTGGAATGACGCTTCATGGGGTCAACAAACAGGATTAGTTACAGATTCAGGTTCAGCCACTGTAACGGCTAACGCAGACGTTAGCGTTACCGGAGTAGCTTTAACTCCAGCCGTAGGTTCAGTTAGTTTAGATATTGGAGTTACACAATCGGTTTCAGGAATAGCAGCCACTTTAAGCATTGGAAATGAATCAATAGCTTTAGGTCATATTCAAACTGTAACTGGACAAGCTTTAGCCTCATCAACAGGATCAGTTACTGTTGATGATTCCGAACTAACTGGTGTGGGTTGGGGTAGGAGAACTTGGGGTAATTTAGCTTGGGGTGATTCTTTTTCTGCACAAGCCACAGGTCAAGCTCTTGCTGCTTCCCAAGGTAGTGTTACACCTATAACAGACGTAAGTTTATCAGTTTCTGGTTTTGATCTTTTAACAATTACTCAAGGCATAAGTTCCTTAAAGATAGATCAAGATATAACTGTTTTTGCTTCTGAAGATCAATTAGATACCGCAATCGGTTCTACCTCTCAAACTGGGTTAGCTAATGTTAGTGTTACTGGAAACGCTGCCTCGACAAGTATAGGTCAGGTAGTTCCGGAGCCTAAACTTCCAGTGGATGTTTCTGGAGTATCATTAACTTTATCACTAGGGTCAATATCTTTACAACAAACTACTAATGAATCTGTCACTGGTCAAAGCGCTACATTATCTATTGGCTCAGCTATAGATTTTATTGCATATCCCGTAACAACTGCTGGATTGTTAAGCGGATCTGTCGGTCAAGTTAGCATAACAGGAACTGCAAATATTGATGTTTCTGGTATACAGTTGACTGCAAGTGTAGGTTCAGTTAATATCACTTCATGGCAAGAAATTGATCCAGGTGTAAATAACGTTTGGACTGAGGTTGATAGAGCTGCTTAATTGTTATAAAATAGGAGACATATGTCAAGTTTTTCGTCAGATCTAAAATTAGAATTAATGGTAACCGGTCAAAATGCTGGTACTTGGGGTGATAAAACAAATACAAATTTAAACTTAGTTCAACAAGCGATAGCTGGTGTAGAGTCTGTAACACTTTCAGACGGTGGCACAGTAGCTTTAGTAATGTCAAATGCAGCGTTATCTAATGCTAGAAACATGGTTATTAAATTTGCAACCATAACTTTATCAAGTGCCTCTATCGTAACTATTCCAGACTCAATAGAAAAATTTTATATTTTTGATGCGACTGCAGTTACAGCTGCAACAAATCTTACAATCAAAACAGCTTCAGGAAGTGGATTTACTTTGGATGCAAGTAAAATTTATGCAGCGTACTCAGATGGAACAAATCTCACAGAAGTTTCATTAGATACTTTAGGTGGAACAGTCGCTGCCGCTCAAATTGCATCAGATGCAGTTACTACCGCAAAAATTTTACAATCAAATGTTACACAAAATAAAATGGCACCTAATTCTGTAGGTACCGCACAGATTCTGCAATCTAACGTAACACAAAATAAAATGGCACCGAACGCAGTAGGCACTGTGCAAATTTTACAATCTAATGTAACTTTAAATAAAATGGCTCCTAATTCAGTGGGCCCAGCACAATTACAATCAACTGCAGTAACAGCGGGATCTTACACTACAGCAAGCATCACAGTTGATGAGGATGGAAGACTTACAGCTGCATCATCAGGTTCAGCTGGTGCAAATCTTTTCCAAGTCACACTTGCAGAGTCAGGACCGGCATCAGGAAATTTTACTGCTAATCCTAACACTAACCTAATTACTGCATATGCAGGAGGCGGTGGTGGCGGACATGGAAAAACTCCTATTGGCCAATTTGTTCCGGGTGGAAATGGATCTGGTGGATTTTTCTTTTTCCCTATTTCACAACCATTTGGTCCACATCCTTTTTCTGTTGGAGCTGGTGGCACAGGCAGTAATAATCCGAGTAGCTCAGGAAATGCTGGTGGAGCTACAACTTTAACACCATCACCAATATCTGCGCCTGGTGGAAGTAGAGCAGTTGGTGCAGGAGGACCTATATCACCTACAGGAAATGCCACAGGTCAGCCGGGTAGTAACAACACTGTAACTACAGGTCCAACTTCGATTGACATGTCTCAAAATCCTTTTTTAGGGCCATATGGATTTAGATCTACATCAAACAACCCTGAAGCAGGTAATGGGTTTTTAGTAATTTACGAAAATATTTTTAGTTAATTATGGCGATTGCAATTTTTCATAAAATAGATAACAGTTTTCATAAAGCTTTTGATACTCAAGCTCTTGTAGATGAATATGGTTACAATAATGCGGAGTTATTTATATCCCAATCTATTAGTGACGATGAGTGGAACAAAATAAAAAATGGAACTCATACTCCTAATGAAATAAATACAGAGACAAGTATTGTAGATTGGGTTGAATATAATGTAATCCCTAAGACAGAAGATCAATTTAAAATTGAAGTATCAGCGATTATAGGTAAATTGGAAAAGTTAGAAAACAATTCAAGAAGAGGCCATAGTCAAGAAACTAAATTTTTTAATTATAAAAAAGCTTTAGAATTAATTGATTATAGTTCAATCACTTTTCCACTAGCAAGCACACTAGAACAATATATGAATAGCCAAGGTCACGCAGTTGTGTGCACACACGAAATACCTTAAAATATTTACAAATTATTTATCTATGATATATAAGTGCAATGTTTCATAAAGATATTGTATTTAAAACTGAACAAAATTATTTAGACGCAAAACTCGAACTTCCTATCCCAGCTAAACTAAATATTCCTGATTGGTTTAAAAAATTAAATCATACTAGGGATAAAAAGACTGTCAAAGGTTGTATTCCTTTTTTAGATTCTTTGACAGCAGGTTATCTTATTAAGTTACCTTGTGATTTAGAGATTAAACATAATGTAGTTAATCCAGAAACTGGCAAAAGAGATGGTCATCAATGTAGTTCTTTAGTTACTAATGGCAAATACGTTGAAGATTTAGGTTTATCGGTAAATTATCGGCCAGAGTCACAACAAGCATTTCAAATAGAAGGGAGTCCATTATTAAAAAAAAATAAAGATTTACCTGTCCATAAGATTATGAATCCATGGGTTATAAAAACACCACCAGGTTATTCATGCTTATTCACAGCACCTTTTAATAATAAAGATGATAGGTTTGAAATTATTACAGGTATAGTCGATACTGACACCTATAATTTACCTGTGCACTTTCCATTTATTGTTAATGGTGATAAGTATAATGAATTGAACACTATTATAAAAAAAGGTACTATAGTAGCTCAAGTAATTCCTTTCAAAAGAGAATCTTGGAAAATGAGTATTAAAACTTTGAAGAAAAATGAACATAAAATAAATTCTGTTAAATTGTTTACACAGTTTATAAATATGTACAAAGATAATTTTTGGAATAAGAAAAAATGGCTTTAAGAAATTACATAAAAATTTATGATGATATTTTACCTTTAGAAACAATAGCATCAATAACTTCTTTATCGTCAAAAGTAGACTATGAAAAGGCAAAAGTAGGCACTGGAGTTGAGGCAGAGCACATAAGAAAAGTTTGGGATTTTGGTCTAAATAATCAAGGAAAAAATATGACACTTATTAAATGGAGTAATTTTTTAAGACATATATTTGCACGTGCTGTACAAAGATACATTTTTGATACTGTTTTACAAGGAGCGCATGACATATCACCGGGTAAAATAATGGAGATAAATATTTTAAAATATGAAACAGGTGGTCATTATGTTTATCACACTGATTTTTTTCATCTACACCCAAGACAATTCAGTTTAATATTATTACTAAACAATGATTATGAGGGCGGAAGACTTGTATTCAATAACCCTAACTTTAATGATGAATATAAAATTGAAACTAAACCTGGTAGATTAATTGTTTGGCCTAGCAATTTTTTATTTCCACACATGGTAGAAAAAGTAACAAAGGGCACTAGATATAGTATTGTAGGATGGGCTCACTAATGAAAAAACTGAATGATAAACTTTATTGTGTTGTAGAAAACTTTTTAGATCCTGCAGAAATTAAACTTTTAACTAATTATACAAAACTTTATCACAGATTTAACAGCAGTGATTTTGATCCAGTAATGAATTATGACACAGCTGTGTATTCAGATAAAGTTTTCGAATCCCTTATGGTTGCTAAAAATAAATTAATGAATGAAATTTGCGATAAAGAACTTGTGCCTACTTACACATATTGGAGAATGTATACTAACACTGCAACCTTAAAGATGCATTCAGATAGACCATCTTGTGAGTATAGTGTTAGTGTAATGATTGATTCTGACAAAGTGCCTTGGCCTTTTATCGCTGGAGAAAATTCTATACTTCAAAAACCTGGTGACGCTGTTATTTACAAAGGTTGTGATTTAAAACATGGAAGACCAGAACCTTACAAAGGTGATTATCATGCACAAGTGTTTTTGCATTATGTTGATAAAAATGGTAAAAATGCTGAATACATTTATGATAAAAGACCTTTTTTAGGCATGGGTAAGGAGAAATAATATGAGGTTTGTTTACGAAAAAGATAACTCTAAAATACTTTTTTCTTGGAGAGAAAGGATAATATTGCTTGTTAAAGGAAAGTTAGAGTTTACTGATATTGGAATGAAACACTTCTGTAATAACTTATTTGCTATATTAATAAATTTTCAAAAAAGATTTGATCCTAAAGTACAAAAAATGGTGACTAAACATACAGACGAACTTAAGACTAAATAGTCTATTTATTTAGGGTTCTATGGTAACTTACAAAGTGAGTCTTTTTTGGTATAATATTTCATGCCTTTAGCGAAAGTAAATATAGCACCAGGATTTGATAAACAGTCTACACCATCAGATGCAGAAGGTCGTTTTGTTGATGGTGATAATGTTAGATTTAGATATGGTGAGCCTGAAAAAATAGGTGGTTGGTCTGCTTTAGTAAATGATAAATTAGTTGGTGCAGCTAGAGCACAACATGTTTGGGCTAACACCATAGGTAAAAAGTACGCTGCCATTGGCACTGATAAGGTTTTAGTTATTTATTTTGGAGGTGCTTTTTATGACATTACCCCTCTAGATACAGATAATTTTTCTACGGGTGCAAATATAACAACGACCAACGGATCAGCTACAGTAACGATTACAACTTCAGGAGCACATAATTTAGCCGCTGGTGATATAATAACTTTTGCAAACGCTGGCTCTTTTACTAGCGCTAATACTGATTTTGGTGCTTCAGATTTCGATGATAAGTTGTTTGAGATACAATCTGTGCCTTCAATTACAACCTTCACAATTACAATGCCCTCAACTGAAAGCAAATCTGGTGTTACTACTGACGGAACACTAGACGTAAGACCTTATGTAGCTGTTGGACCTTTACAACAAACTTCAGGTTACGGTTGGGGAACATACTTGTGGGGCGGTAGAACCGTGGCTGAAACAACCACTACTATGAACAATGGAGGAACTTTAGCTTCCGGAACAACTGCACAGGTAATTTTGACTGACGCTACAAATTTTCCAAACTCAGGAACTATAAGAATAGGATCTGAGGATATCACTTATGCGAGTAAATCTAGTAATACCTTGCAAACATTAGGACGAGGAGCTAACGGCACCTCACCTGCAAATCATTCTGATGGGTCAACAGTCACTAACATATCAGAATACATTGGTTGGGGTGATGCTTCAACGTCAAGCACCGTAACAATAGATCCAGGAACTTGGTCTTTAGATAATTTCGGTAACATATTAATAGCTACTGTACACAACGGAGAAACTTTTACATGGGATGCATCTGCCACTAACGCTTTGCAAACAAGGGCAACAATTGGGACAGGCATGCCGACTGCGTCTGTCATGACGATCGTCTCCGATAGAGATAGACATTTATTTCATCTTGGCACAGAAACCACAATTGGCACACCAACCACACAAAATAAAATGTTTATAAGATTTTCAGATCAAGAGAGCACTAGTGATTATGATCCAACTTCAACGAACACCGCAGGAACTTTTCAACTAGATGATGGCACAGAAATTGTTGGAGCATTTAAAGGTAAAGACTATATCTTAGTTTTAACAGATACAGCTGTTTATGAGATGCAATTTGTAGGTCCGCCTTTCACATTTTCAATTAGAAAAGTTGCATCAAATGCAGGCTTGTTAGGTCAACATGCAGGTGTGTTTGCAAACGGGGCTGTTTTTTGGATGGGTAAAACTGGTGGTTTTTACCTGTATGACGGAACAGTAAAATCTTTACCATGCCTTGTTGAAGACTTTGTATTTACTACAAATGGTAATAATCCAGGATTAAATTTTGACTCTGGTAAAATAGTTTTTGCAGGAATAAATGAATTATACTCGGAGATAAACTGGTTCTATCCAACGGCAGCATCTGTAAACATTGATAGAGTTGTTACTTATAATTATGCAGAAAGAGTTTGGACGACTGGTACTTTAGATCGAACAACTTGGATGGGGTCTACAGTTTTTGATAAACCTTATGCGACCGATTTCGAAGCTTCAGACACTCCTACTTTCCCTATCGTTAATGGAGTATCAAACGGAGCAACAATCTATTATGCTCATGAGGTAGGTGTTAATCAATTGAATGGTGATGGCACAACAACCGCAATACCAGCTTTTATTAAATCAGGAGAATTTGATCTTAACGGTAGACAAGGTGTTCCAGGAGATGGTGAGTTTTTATTAAGTGTAAGAAGATTTATGCCAGACTTTAAAAGAATAAGTGGAAATGCTCAAGTTACTATATTTTTAAATAGCTTCCCACAAGGCTCAACAGCTGCATCAAGTCCTTTAGGTCCATTTACTATTTCCTCATCAACTACAAAAGTAGACACGAGAGCTAGAGCTCGTTTAGCTGCTGTACAAATAGAATGCTCTGCGATAGATGAGAGTTGGCGATATGGAACATTCAGATTTGATGTAAAACCTGATGGTAGAAGATAATGGCAAAGATAATTATTCAAATACCTGAACCAAAACAAGAATACTCTGCAGAGGATCAGAGACAAGTGCTTCAAGCTTTTAGGACTCTACAGTCTCAGTTGAACTTTTCTTTTCAGAATGATATAAAAAATGAAGCTGATGCTTTTAATTATTTTTTATCATGACAATACAATATAAAAATCAGGGTTATAAACAAGCTAGCACGGGTAAAACTACAGTGCTCACATGTCCTACTAATGGAACAATTATAATTAAAAGTATTTATGTAGCTAACAATGATGCTTCTTCAGCTATTTTAGTTAATATGAACTTAGTAGACTCATCTGATTCTAGTACTGAATATGAATTTTTTAGAGATGATGTTGCAGCTAAAACTCAAGTAAATGCAACACCAGAGGGTTTAAATCTTGAAGCTGGTGACTCAGTCACAGTGCAAGCTGCCACCGGCAGTAACACAATACAAGGTGCTATAAGTTACGCTTTAATAGACAGATCGCAAGAGAATGGCTAGACACATTATTTTTAGTGACTCTATTTCGATAAATCAAATTGAAGATAAAGTTTTAGATGATTGGATAGTCAACACTTTAAAAAAAAATAAAGAAAATAACAACGGAGTTGATCTTTCTAATAGAGGAGGATATCAAACAAAATCTGTTTTAAATGCTGAGATTAATAAAATTGTAGGATTTCATGCAGGTAGGTGTATGAAAGATTTTACTGATCTAGATTTAAAATTTGAAATGTTAAACATGTGGATAAATGAAAATTATAAATATTCTTATAATATGTTTCATGTTCACCCCTGCAGTCATTTTTCAGGTATCTATTATAACAAGGTTCCAAAAAATAGTGGAGGTTTAGAGTTTCATAGAACAGACTTTAGAGTATTTTCTGATTTGTATGACTATTTTAAGACTCCTGATACAATACCTAATTTTGTTGTAGATCCATTACCAGGTATGTTAATTATTTTTCCTGCCACATTTGCTCACTCTGTAGGACAAAGTTTTTCTAATGAATCTAGAATATCTCTTGCATTCAACTTTAATGTTAAAGGGCATTCTAAATAATGGGTAAAAAGAAACCTTTATTTGGTGTAAATAATTATACAAAAAGGACACCTAAAAAAAGGCCAGGTCGTCACGCTAAGAGTTTTAGTAAACGCATACCTAAAAGAAAACGAAGTCGTGGACAAGGACGTTAAATTAAGGTAGTAAGAGTTTATGACAGTTTATCAAAAAATAAAATGCGAAACTAAAACAATATATAGAAGTATTAAAACAGGTGAAAGATATGAAACAAAAGAAGCTTTTTTAGAAAATCATAAAGAAGCAGATTTAGCTACAGACGTAGAGGTTCAAGTGCCAGATCTTCCTATGTTTAGTAAAACTAAAAAATGAATCCATTAGGCGGAACAGAA